TTGTTGCAGAGTCTTGAGCAAGATAAGTAGCTGCTCCATCAACTTGAACATAGATATAATGTGTTTCTCCCGAAGCAAGAGTAACACTACTATCAAGTGTAACGCTTGTTGTTGTTGAGCTTACTATCCTACCAGAATTACGAACAGCAGTTCTATCCGCATCTTGTACGGCAATGATGCTTCCTGGCTTTAGGAATCCGGCGTTTTCTCCTGTTCTAAAAGAAACTATCTCTTTTTGCATCTTGGAGGTTAATAGCTTCCACTTACCGTATCTAATTGCCTGCGACCTAGAGGTTGCTCCAAAGGCTACAACTTCTTGACTAAAGATGCGATTTTTAGTAATCATATCTTCAATATCGTCTACTAATTCTATGTCTTGATCATAAAAATTATCTCTATCATTAAATCTTACCACAATTTGATTAGGGCGTGTCTTGTTTCCTGTGCCTTCGTAAGAGAACAAGCCGTCTATAATATTTCCTTTTGTAAACGTATAGACAGGTTCTCCTCTCCTATCGCCTTCTAAGATAAACTGGCCATCTACCCAGTATGGTAGCGCAAACATAATACTACAAAAATCTTTAATTACTTTATAGGCTTCTGTTGGTTGTGTAAGGTATACACCACAAGTAAATCTTGGCTCTAGTCCTCCTTTACCATCTGGTACAAGCTGATCGCAATATCTTGCTAGAGAATATAGAGAATAATCATTTATATTATCTGGATCGAGCCAGTGTCCCAAGCCCCATCTTTTATTAATTAGTATTTCTCTTAGATTCCAAACAGGATTATTAGTATAGGCTCTGCGTAAGTTACCATCCCAAACTTGATAAGAGGATTCAATAACTCCAGTACTAACATTTCGATTGTAGTTTGCTACACCGTCGCTAGCTTCTTCTCGTGTAACATAGTTAGTAGGAACAGAAACTTCTACCCCTCTACAATGGTAAGCTCTTTCTGGAAATTCTCCATTTAGCTGGTTACTATCAAAAGAAAGAGCGGCATAGGCAGAATGAGGATAAGAAAGCTTATCATTAATAATTGTTGTTACCTGCTTTACAGTGCTATCAGCAATATAATTTGAAACTCCTCCGCGATAAAGCAAGCGATCTGGAGTTACTTTTTTAATTCGTATGGCAAAGTTGCTAAAAGGTTTATACTGCTCAATAGAAAAACGTAAATCAAAATCAATATTTGTTTCGCTATTTGAAACTAGTTCACCGCTTACTGTAGGTCCACCTTTTCTAAATGTACCTGTATTTGCTGCAACTAGTATAGATGCCTGACTAATTTCTGAAGCAGTTGGTCCAAACACCTGTACAGTTTTAGTATTACCTCCCAAACTATAATCAAAGAAGACTTGAAAAACTGCTCCATACTGTTCTTTATACGCACCTTCAACACCACTAGTATATAAACCACTAGGAAAAGATAGTGTTAAAATTAGCTCATCAATAGCACCATAATCTCCTGAAGCAAGATCAGCAGCGTTTACTGTAACTACGCCTCCTCCAGTAGCACCGTCTGGATACTCTAGTTTATACTTACCCCAAAAGTTTTGTAGCTTTGTTGGGGCACCAAAAAAGTCTGTATGCTGTTTAAGAGTTGTGCCTACTTTAGTAGTTGCTGTTGCAGCAGAAATAGCGGGTACAGAAGACTGAGGCGCCTGATCCCTAGTACCTGGTACAAAAGCAGCTTTTACCCCCTCAAAGTTAAGGGCATCTTTTCCTGCTGTTAAGTTAGACTCTAAAGAACCTAAAATGCTTATTTCTGCTGTAGAACTTGCCAAAGCAGAGTTAGGGATAGCGTCACCAAAACCAACTTGGTATACATCTATTGTTCCAGCTCTAGATTTTGTCGTCGAAGCTGTAGTATAATAGTCAAAATAAATAGTAGGTGTACCATCAGTTTTAGGAACCTTAGGAGTAACTACAGCAGATGTGCCACTTGCCCTACTAAAAAGCGTTCCTACATAATCTGCCCCATCTAAGCCATACCCAGGAATTCGTATTTTTTCTGTAAGAGAGCCTTCTCCATTGGGGGTAAGCATTGCATCTGTAAAAAATGAGGTAGATGTTACAATAGTAGATTGGTTTTCTCCAGCAACAGCAGTAATTGTAGAAACTGTTGCTTGCGCTCCCCCACGATGAACTAGTACTTTATTATTATCTGAGTTACCTCTTTGTAGTACTGTGCTGTCTTGGTTGTCTAGAAAAGTAATGCCGGTTCTAGAAGCTGTAACAGTTCCTGTTAGCTTTTCTTTAAGAAGAGCAACGTCACTAGTTGTATTGGCAAGCGGTGTACGATTTAAATAAATTGAGTTTAAGCCATTAACAAGAGTAATAGGACCCTCACTAATAAGATCGTATACAATACCTGTGTTATTATTACTACCATTAATTTTCATCGAACTTCCTCCGTCACTCCATACATTGTACCTATTCCACCACCTACAGTAGTACCATAAGCATAGCCTCCTGTTATGGGTCGATTGTACCCAGCAACTGTAGCTGTTGAAATTATAACACCACCAACAATCATCTCTCCAAACAGTACTGGAACAATATTGTTTTGTGCAATAGTATTTTGTGGCGTATCAAAAAGATACTGGTCATTTGCCTCTACACCATCTACAGAAGGATCCGGTGCCATCATCTGTGCAAGACCCTGCATTGCCAGACCTGTAGCTACACCTGCTAACAAAAGTCCGCCTATATTTAGACTTCCCATACTTATTGCGCCACTTAGTAGTCCAGTACCTAGAGAAGAGGTTGCCATTGCTGCTTGTGTAACATTACCTGCAGACATAAGTAGCATTTGGCTTCCCGGAATAAAAAAGCTACCAACAATTAATGCTGCCATAAGCAGCTTAGATGCACCACCCTTAGCACCAGCAGGTAGAGGAGTAATAATAATATCATCGGGACCAATAGAGTAAAGTAGTTCTTCTTCATCTTCTATAAAAGTATCACCACACTGTATAGATATATCACCACCAGATTCGGCAAATTCAATCATATCACGTCTAAAAGATGGTTTGTTGGCTTCAATACATGCAAAAACATCACCAATATTTTTGGCTTTTATCTTCCAGTCTCTGCCGTACTTTTCACCCAAAAAGCCGTTTAATACTACTTCCTTCATACTTATAAACTTTCTTTATAAATTTACCCCAAAATGGATAAAGGTTTTCTTTGCAAGATAGCCGATCTACGGCATGGTGGAAAAAGCAATCTTTTCCTAAGTACACTCCAAGATGATTTTCTTTTTCATGATCTACAGCAAATGTAATTAAGTTACCATATTCTAGAGATTTTGTTTCTTTAAAAGGCCATTCTTGTTCTACATATTTTATGTAATCATGACCTTCTAGCCACCAATCATCTACCCATTCTTTTCTTGGCGGAATAGGTACGCCATGTACTAAATACCAATTTCGTGCTGTCTCAAAACAATCAGTTACTCCAAACTCGTATGGTACACCTGATAGGGTAGTATAATCAGTAGGAGTAATTACTGTGTATTCTAGGGTTTGATAGTTGAAGACGATATAGGGTATATTGATGCTGTTACAAGCTGCAATATCGTACTCGCTAGGACAACAGTTGTCAGGATGAGCGTGAATAACATATAATATTTCTCCTGTAAGTGTTAGTTTAACATAATCTTTGTCTAGTAAAAAATAGTTTTCTGGATCAGTTGATGTATTTTCTAGCGGTACAATATATACCCGCCCTTTCTTCAAGTGTGCTACAGCACAGGGTTCTTTGTCATATGTTATAGATTTTAGCCACTCTCGACTTTTATCTATTATATCTTTTAGCGGCTGGAAATCCTCCATAAGGTAGTACCTCTTCATTATTTTCTTCTGTTGCGGATGGGATGACAACGCTTGCCTGTCCGGTATATTTTACTACTCTATATCGTGCAGCACAGCTACTTAGCTTTTTACCGCAAATGTCAATACGCTCCCAAACATTATCATCTGAGCCAGGAGTAACATTTGTATTATCTGCAACTGCAACCCAAATTTTATTACTATATAGAACACAAGGATTGTAAACCCTACCTTCTTTGTAGATTTTATAGCTAGTAGCGCCACTCCAAGTAGTGTACATTCTTACTCGTCTAAAATTTGCAAAGTCAAAAGGACTAGCATCAAATGCGCCAAGAGCCTGAAAATACTCGTTAGTGGCATTAGTACCACTTCCGTCAGCATAGTTTAGTGTAATAGCTTTTGAGTACAAATGATTTGCACTAAGACTTCCGCTAGTAGGCATGGTTGTAGCAGAAGCAGCGTAGCTATTATTTAAAAGTACACGGTTTGCACTATCATATGCTATAATAAAACTACTATCACCATTAAACGTATTATCTTGTCTCCAAGAGCAAGCACCTAAAGGAGTAGTAGCACCAGGTAAGTCTTCTGCATTGCCTTGGTAAAGCCACGTACAAACATTGGCTAGAATAAATCTATTTGGAACAGTTATGCCCTCAAGGTCAAAGGCAGTAGTAAGTTCAAACGTAATTGTTAGTGGGTTTTCTTCCGTAATACGATCAATATAAAAAACCTGTTGAGGCAGCTCAGTAGGAGCAGGACCTGTACCAGCAGATTGTGTTGGTAGGTATTTATCCAGAGACTTTCTACGAGTAATCTTTTTACCAATTAGATTATCTGGATTTGTAATTTGTGGAAGGGTTCTAAGTACATTTGCAAAAGACACTTGTGGGCGAGCATAGGCTCCCTCAGAGCGATGTTCAAACCCGCTAAATTCTATTGGTAGTGGATCGTATTCTCTACGAGTATACGGAGAATCTCTATCTGCAAACCAAAGAGATGTATGATAGTTAGTAAAGTAACTATTGCCAGAGTCTGTTTCTAGTATAAACAGCTC